CCAATTCTGTAATTAACACAACGGCATTCAAAATTCTAGTAGATGGATTTACTGGCGTAGCAAAAATATTAACTAATATTATCAGCCTTGTCAATAGTTTACCCGGACAAGTTCTTACTGGTATATTGGCTCTTAAAGCTTTATCTTCTCAACGCACAAAGATTCTTAGCGATATCTTTTTACGCGGTCTTGGAAGTCCACGAGATGGATCTTTTGCAATACCCGGTAGAAATCGTGGAGGAATTATTCCCGGAGGCGGTCCTGATAAAGATAGCGTGTTGGCATATCTTACTAAGGGTGAATATGTTATTCCGCGAAAATCTGTTAAAAAATATGGTCTTAATTTTATGGAAGCTATTAGGAGCGGTAATCTTGCTGCTTTTAATGACGGCGGTGTTGCCGGTAAAGGATTAGATACTTTAGGAGCCACTGGAAAGATTAATCTACAAAATAGTATTTTACGTGAAGGCAAGGGCCTTGTGGGTTCTATAAAATACTTAAGATTATTATTTCATAAAATAGTTGATGGACTAGAAGATGTTCCGGATGAAATTAAAACTGCTGTTAAAAGTACTAATATACAAACACTGCAAAAAGATCAGCTTTTTACTAATAATATTGGACAGACTCGTAGTGGTTCACAGCTAAAAGGTGTTACTACTAGAAAGGGTAATGTCTTATTTAATACCAATAAAGCAACTGATTTTACTGTTGCTCATGAGACTGGTCATGTGGTAGATAGAGCTTTGCGTGGTGGTGCGCAAAGGGCCAGCGAAACATCAACTGCTGGAGGTTCCTTCCAATACCAAATTGTAGAAAAATTAAGAGCAAATCTTGTTGAAGAAGGAAAGCTTGGTAAGGCTCGCTTAACAAATGCTGAATTATTCGCAGATCTTTTTGCCAATACTACACAAGAAGCCAGAAATATTTTAGCTTCTACTATTGATGCTAGAAAGGGTTCTCAAAAACTAGCTAAACTATTTGAACAATCTGCACAAGGTGGTGTTTTACCGGGATTTGGTAAATTAACAGCAAGTAGTTTTGGCGGATCTAATTATCTTGGTACTAGTTTAGCTCCTCAAACTCCACAAATTATAGATCAAATTAGGACACAACAAGCTAGAAAAGAAAATGATATTGTAGCAGCTAGAACTGCAAAAGCTTCTAAGAAACCTTTTGGATCAAGTATTCTTGCTGGCGGTTTAATTAGCGGTGGATCAGGGATATTACAAGGCGGTATTGCGAGTTTGCAAGATGGCACAAAGAAATTGACTAATCAATTTGGTAAATTAACAAAAACCACAGGCGGTAGTCTGGCTATTATTAGCGGTGCTACGGCTGCGATGGCAGCTATTGCCACAGTGAGTGAGGACGCTTCTAGTACATTTTCTGATATGGTTACTGTGATTGGTGAGACTATAGGTGCTCTTACTTTAATGACATATGTATTAAATACAGAATTTGCACAAAAAACATTAGGATCTTTGGCTGGCGACTCGGAAGAAGCGCAAGCAGCATTTACAAAAAGATTGTCATTAGTAGCTGGCGCAGCAATTTTAGCCTATCAGGGTTTTAAATTTCTTACAAAAATTTCTAAAGAACGCGCAGAAGCAGATTTAAAAGCTGCGAAATCTGCCGGTGAATTTGCAGACGCTTTATTCAGAACACAATTTCAAACAACGGATATCGGTGGAAACTTAAATAAGATTTTTGGATCAATTGGTAAAGGTTTTAGTGAAAAGGGCTTTTTCGGCGGAATTGGTAATTTGCTTTCTTCTTCTCTTGTGGAGGATTTACGGGAATCTTTTGCGCCAACAGGTCAGTTTCAAAGATCTGTCGGTGATTTTAATATCAGAGAAATAGAACGCGTTTTAACGGCTCGCGAAAAGGCTGGTGTCCGTGGTGAACTTTCTGTTAATGTCGAAAGTAAACTATTTAGCACAATTGCCTCTTTGCCAGCTTTAATTAAAGAATCTCAACAAAGAGGAGATTTAGATCTCAATCGTGAAGGTTTTAAGCAACAAGCTGAAGCTTTAAGTAAACTATTGAGTAGATTAAGTAAGGCGGATTTTGAGCGTATCAGCGGTGACTTAAGGGGTGGTAAATTTGATTTAAATCTAATTCGAGAACAATTAGGTGTTGATGTCTTGCAAGACGCAAACATAGCTCGCGCATTTGATAGTGTTGCCCTCTTCCTTGATAATTTAGAAAAAGTGGCGCAAGGAGCAAATGCACGTTTAACTGCTTTTGACGCAAAACTTTCTCAGATTCTTTCTGATCAACGTGGTGGCTTTGAAGTATCTTCGGGATTTTTTGATAATGCTAAAAGAGGTTTCGGCGCAAGTCCAGAAGTCGCTGGGGCAATACAAAGAGCTTCTCGTTTTGATCCGAATCTAGCACAAGCTGCTCAGGCCGAAATTCAAAATGCTTTTTCAGCAAGAACTCTTTCTAGACAAATTTCTGCAAAGCAAATTAATCCCAATGAAGCAAAAAATGTAGATGATTTAATTGTAGGTCTGACAGATCGTTTCAGCAACTTGGGTGGTTCTGGAGATGTTTTTGGAACCTTTTTAGAAAGTCAACAAGCTGCCTTAGAAGAAGCATTAACTGGCGGAACTTTTAATGCTAAAAAGATTAATGAAGTAATAGAATCTTTCATCAATGATTTGGATAAAGGTAATACAGATGCGGTACAACGCTTGACATCTGTCCAACAAAGATTTGCAGATGAACAATCGCGCTTGATCAATGAGCGATTAGATATTGAACGTAATATTGTTCAAAGATTGAACCAAAATGTTGATTTACAAAAACAATCTTTAGAATTTCGGCGTAGAGCATCTGGCCAAAGTGGTCCATTGGGGGCTGGTGTAGTTGCTGGTTTACAAAATCAACAGTTAGGTAATATCTTGCGTGGTACTGGAATACGTAACTTTAATGTAAATAGTTTAGGTGGAGCACTGGCAAAATCTGAAAATCGTATTGCATCTTTGCAGGGCAAACCCGGTACACAAGTAGCTTTGGCTGCAGAACAAGGTATAAGAGATAAGATTCGCAATGCTTTAGAGTATATTGCTGATGGTGGTTTAACTTTTGAAAGTGCTATGGAAAGATTTAATAAAGCTGCAGAACAAGCCGCAGCCTCATCTGATAGGTTGACTAATGCCATGACTGGTACCGATGCACAATTTATTGAGACGATTAAAGCACAGGCAGCGTTTAATCAGGTTACATCTGCAAGTTCACCAGAACAAGCTAGAGCTTTGCTACTTGGATTTAGTGATGAGGTTCGTGCCGGAGTTGGACAAATTGCTGGATCTTCTACCCAAAATAAAGAGCTTTTACAATCTGCTATTGGGGTCTCTCCGCTTGCGGCTGCTTCTCCTGAGGCTAAGGCTGTACAAGAAGAGTTTAAGAAACGGCAAGAGGCTAACAATTTACTAGTTGGATCGCAAGAAAGATTAATCGCCTCTAATGAGAAACTTTTTATTAATATTGATGCATTGATTAATGGCCAAACTGTAGCAGTAAATCAATTTGCTGCGGCCGCAGATAAAGCAGCTCAAGCTTTTGCGAATATTCCAAATGAAGTTAATCATACTTTCAATGTCAGTCCAATTGTTGTTCGGTTTGAAGGAGCTGCGGCTCTTAATAACTTAAATGAAGCTGTCGGAGCCGTTGTTGAGGGACAAATTAATGAAGCGATCAATAACTTTGGAAATGATTTACAAAGACAAAATAAGGGTATAAAAGTTAGCGATGCAAGAGCTCAAAGACAAGCTGCACGTGCACGCAATACCGCATTTTAAGGGCGTTTATAATGTCAAGTAAAGTAACTTACAATAATAAATATTTAGAACCTGTTCAATCAGTTGCTATCAGCGTAGATCCATCGAGAACCGATGCTGGTGTGCGGTATAATAGTCGTTATAATATAACGATTAGTGGTACTATTTTAGCATATAAAGGATCGCCTACTACCAGCGGAACATTTGGTGCGTTTGGCCCAGATGTTTGCGAAACTATCGGCGAAAATGAATATGCTGATGCCATTATGGCAAAAAGATGTGCTATTGAATCTTTGTTTAATGAAGACAACAAACAGCTGTATCTTGGAACAGAAACTGGCGGAAACCCGCTAACCTGTTATCCAAGACTAATTAATTTTACACTTGCAGATTCTACCAATCCTGTTTATGCTCCTTATACTATTGAGTTAGAAGCAGACACTGTATATTGCGGCAATTCTTCTATTGATCCAACTGGAGATAGCTGTGTAAGAAGTTACAGCGAAACTTGGGATATTGAATTTGACGATTCTTTAAAACTTAATTATTATGGTGATAATCGAGTTTTCAGAATAACTCATACCGTGAGTGCTGAGGGTGGCGTAGTTGCTGATAGCGGCGGGAATATTCTAGATCCGCTTGATTGTGCACGAAACTTCGTGTGTAATCGTATCGCCGATAACGCTTTGGTCCCCGATAATTGCATGCCGGATTTTACTGGATGTCCGACCAAATTAAACTACGTGGACGTTCACAATATAGATGCGATCGCCGGATCGTATTCAGTTACTGAATCTTGGGTTTGTTCTTCCTCAAATTATGTAGATAATTACACGGTTGAACTTACACAAGATAATAAAGCATCCTGTCCGACTGTTTCCGTTAACGGCGAAGTGACAGGATTTGATACAAGAGTGAGCGGCGTAGTAGCATCTGGAGACAGTGCTTATTCCCGTGCCGTCACCTATTTTAATAGTATTGATTCATCTGGAATTCTAAGTCGTGCCGAAGCATATACTAATTTAGATCTGGATGATAATTATGTTTCTCGTTCTGTAAGTCTCAATCCATTTGTTGGCACTGTGGGCTACCAATACACATTTAAGAGACGTCCGATCAAACGTATTCCGAGTGCTACTTGGGAAAATATCACCTTAAGTAATAATTGGGGTGAAGAAACACACTCTATTGCTAATATTTTAGGACAAGGTGAAATTATTCAAAAACTTGGTTCCGTAAAAGTCTTAAAACGCACTTTAAATATTGAAGCTACTTTTCCATGCGGAACTGGATTTCCAATTGATGGGCCAAGATTTCACTCTACATATGCTACAGATTTACAGAATGTGGTGGACCTATATGATCCTTATAATAGATCTGGCTATGATGTTGTAGCAGTTGAATCTCAAAATGAGAATTGGGCTGAAGCAGACGGTAGTTATACATATAGTGTTTCTTGGGTTATGCAACCTGCAGGGATTTGCGTATAATGGCTACATATTTAGGATCTCATATTGAATCTTTTGATTGCAACATGGGTTGGGGCAACGCTGAAAGTTCTGTTGATGTTACATTAGTAGACTGTGTTGGTGATGGATTATCATTTTCGGCAGGTACTATTGGCGGGCCTACAAGATTTATTTACGGTAGCTTTGATTATTTTGGTATTTTAGAAAAGTATAATACTGAAGAAAATAGTGGTGCTTACGCCAAACATAGTGCAAATATTAGTAATGGTCTTGATATTATCAATGGTGTTGAAATCATTATTAATGATTATTATGGTAGTGTCAATAGCGTGCCTAATTTACTTAATGTCTTTGGATACTTAGAAGATAGTGGTGGTTTTGGCGGTAGTGAAATTAATGATGCTGGTATGCCTTGGAAAGCCATTAGAGCTGGCGTAGAAGGTATTGTAAACAGTCCATCTACTGGTAATTTTGGAAACGGAATTACTTATAAGGGATATAGATATAAGGTTGATCTGAATGATCTTCCATCGGCACTTCCGTCATATTACAGATTTAACGGCGACAGTATAACTCTTACTGACTTCATTGATGAATGTTGTCTTGCTGGCGGTGCAGATTACTTCATCAGTATGGAACCAGCTACTGTTGCAGATTCTGGTAATTTTGTTGGAATTTTTAAAGTCAATACTGTTGATAGAACCACAGAAGCCACAACTGGAAACATCGCAAGTTATATCGGCAGTAATTGTATTTCTGAACGAGAGTATGGTTTGGAAATGCGCAAAGCAACTAATGGTAAATTTGTTGTTGGGCCTCCGGTTGATCGTGTGTGGTTTGTGCTTCCAACTACCAGTGGCAATAATGATCCCACCGGAGGAATTACACAGAGTGAATATAGTAATGATACTGTGTTGCCATACTTTGGATTAGACGGTGATGGTAACTATATTGTTGGTTACGGCCCATCTGGGGATACGAATGAATATTACTTCGATATAGATATTAAAGATGCTGGATATCCGCAGGTTACTTCTTATACTACGTGCTTGGGTGAATTACGCGCTGCTAAAAAGGGCCGACTTTCTTGGGAGGGTTACTTAGCAAAACGTAATATGAATCGTTATATTATTAATCCGACTGGTCTACAGACTGAATTTTTTGAATCTCATGCTGGACCGTCTGGCTTTGCCTTCTCAAGCTATAATGGCGTAGATACTTTTGCAATTCCTAAATATGGTTATGAACAAGCCTTCCACCAAAAGGGTAGAGCTTACGCCCACACGCACTATCCAACTAGTTCTGGTAGAGTACTAACTTATAATCATGACGGAGTACCCAATCCCTACTTTCTTAGAGCAACAGCTCTAGGATTACCAGATGCTTTTGGAATCGCGGCGGCCAGAATGCTTGAGGGTGATCTTTACACTAAAGCCTCTACTTCTTCATTTTTTGCTAAAGTATATGCTGAATTTAAAAATACACTTGGCGTCGGAAATGAGTTTTTACAGCAAGCTTTAAGACCTAGTGATGCTAGGAATGCTAGTAAATTTGAAGATTTCACTAATGGTAATATCGGCGATAAAACTTTAATTATTTATCGTAAGATTAAAGATTTGGCCGACAATTATTATAATCGGCGATTTATGGTTTCTGCACCATTTACCGTTGGCGCCGTTCAACCAGAATCTTATAATATCCGAACAAGTAATGAACCTACGGATCTAGGATATATAGATGAGTCCCAATGGTCTTCTGCTTATAGCAATGGTTTAATCCCTGATATCTCTGGAATTGCCACGATTACTTCTGCCGATAATAGATTTCATCCATATGTCAAATATGAAAATGCACTAATAGTTAGTACTGGAACTGGTATTGTATCCGGCCCATATGACTTTTCTGATATAAGTAGTGAAAGTAAAATCGCTAGTGTGCCAGTTACAGCATCTGGATTTACATACTACGATATATTTATTCGGTGTAGTACTTTCCCAAATATGGTTTATCAAGACACAACAACATTATTAAACCCGCGGGTAGTCATTGAAATTCCGGGCGCAGTCAAACCTATTGAGAATGTTCAATCTTATGCTAAATCCTTCTTTAATTTAATGGATGAACGCGGGAACGGAGTCGGCGGTGCTTTTGAGAATGACTCCAGTGTGAACAATGAATTCATTCAAAAAAGATTAGATAAGGTTGGTGCTGATAAAATCCAGTTTCATGATGGTGAAGAGTTCCATTATGCCGATCTTTATGCTGTACCCCTCCGCAGTAATTTATTGAGTTACGGCCCTTGGTACGCGGTTGGTGCAGATGGCGGTGTACGTTATGAGAAAAACGCAGAATTAACACCGTGGAATTATGGTGGTTACACTGCATTGAATACTGCTGGTAATGCAAGAGCTTCTCAAGAAGTGACAAATCAAACCTTTGAAGAGGCTGGATCTGTTACTATAATGGGTTCTCCGTTACTGAAACCGGGTGATCAATTAATAGTTAATGGACCCTATATAACAGATATGAGTGTTCGCACGTCGGATGATGGAATTCAAACTACTTACAGAATGCAATCTTGGTCTGCGCATAGAGCAATTGACAAATTACGAAGTCATAATAATCGGCGGTTACAAAGATTCATCCGTCAATCTTATCAATCTCAAAGAATTTACAGAGAAGGATTGAAAAGTGGAAGATTCTCCAATGCGGTAGATTTTATTAGCGGATTAGCTAACAAGTTTACTAGTTTAGATGAGTACGGACAAAGGAATAAACCCAGCACTTCTCATAATTTAATTGGTGGACAATTTAATGGTATGAAATCTGAAGTGGCTATGCAACCCTTTTATAATGTTTCTGCTCAATTAAGTAGTGATTATTTTGACAAAGCATTTATGACTCTTGATGGATTATATCGTCCGGTTTCTACCGTTGAACATACTGGAATGAATTATTTTCAAATTCCACCTTCTGGTATAAATGGATTGACTGGTATGGATTTAAATCCGTGGCAGAGTGGTCATGATCTTGGATTTATTACCAGAGGAACTGGATTAGATGATACTTATGAAGACGTAGTAAATACTGGATGGTATGATGAATTCCGTGGTGTTGGTTTTAAATATCCATCTATAGGAGTTGGTTGGGGCCGTGATCAGCACGGACGCCCATATCCACCCAGTTCTAGTAATCCAGAAAATTATGAAGAGGATTACATAGGCGATAGTACGCTGTGGGCGGCAGCTCCAGTTGATATGAGATTTGATACTGATTATAAATTATGGCAAGCCCCGCCCATTCAAATGGGAATAGCTTATAATGAATTTCCGGCATCAAGTGGTATTACTTCACCGTCTCAGGGAATAGTGCTTAGATACGATCCAACTTATTTAGGTGGTTCTGGGATATTGTTATCTAGCGGCGATGCATATTGTTTTGATTCTACTATGGGAATTATTGAATCAGGAACAATTGTCTACTACTATAATATTGCTGGTAAAAATCATATTCTTTATGCGGCTTGTAACCCAGATTCTGAAGCTTTACAAATAATTGCATCATATTAGGATTAAGAAATGAGACGCGGCAGACCTTGTGCTTGTGGCTGTGTGGAATGTGTTGGATATACTTGTACGAATCCATACACTAGCGACGGATGCTTAACACGAGTATTACAACATTTTTATGATGATTTCGAAGAACCGTATAGCAATCCGGGTTGGGAAAATGGAGACCGCTTCATTGCAACTGGTGGTTATGGTGTACCAGTAGAAAGTGGATTTGTTTCTGATACTGTTCCGGGATCATCTCTACCATCACCAGTAGATTGTTTAAGTTATATTGGCGCTTGTACTTGGTGTTATGATTTAGCTTGTGATGGATCTGGTGTTGGCGGCAGTATAGAAATAGAAAACGGTCCAAAGATTACTGTTTGTCATGACAGCGTTGTTTTTTATCCACCTGATGGATCTGGTGTAGAAATAGCAACAAATTTTCAAAGTTGTGATAATATTGTGATGTATTTTCGTCACTATGCCATTCCGCCAGTAGGAAATTATAATCAATCTATTCAAATTATACACAGAAGAAATGGCACCATAAGCGGATGTAATAATTATAATGGTTTAGCCGTTACACCTGCTGGTACTGGTGATTGTGATTTCACAAGTTGTTTAATTTATTCAAATGATTTTGTAGAATCTACTGGACAATATACTATTAGTTCTTCATTAGATACTGTTATTGGCGCTAATGCTACACGAGATTGGAAAATTGATCAAGTCTGTATTACGCAGAATGAAGTTAAAAAGAATCCGGGATGGTATGACTGCTACGATAATGGAGACTGTGGCAGATATATTAAACCAAATTATTTTAATTGGAGCGATACATTTTGTAATTATGCCGAAGAATCTGGTAACTATATTAATTTAATTTGGGGTTTCGATATAGATGAATTGTTCTATGAAGATTGCGATTGGGAACCGCCTGTTGGATCTTCAGCTCAAGGTCTTTTTGTTACACCATTATCACAAATTACTATTGACTGGCATGATACTGGTATTTTGAATGTCGTTCCAATTATGGCCATACAAGATGTCAATACTATTGTTTGTGACACTGGCAACACTTATGGGCGTATGGTTGCTTTTAGTGGTGATGGTTGCGGGTGTTATGGTGATTTACCCATATTATCTTTTAATGATCCAACCAAGATGGGTATCTATGGCAGTACTTCTGCTCAAGCAGAACAGGGTAACATGACTATAATGGGTACTACAAACCCATTTCCAAATCTTGGTCGATCAGTGTCTTGGCCGACTGATACTATTACAACTAATTGTGACTTACCAAATCATAGTAGTGATGCTAATTTATCAAATGTAAGTTTATTAACTATTCCGCGCGAAGACAATCGTTACTCTGTAAATCGCTATTATGAGCTAGAGGGTTTTTACTCTAACGATGAATTTCTTTTCGATTACACATTGGATCCGCAGTGGATTTGTTCCTATAATTGTTACAAACTCTCATTTAACACATCTTACAATTGGTGGGAAGGAACATATTGGGCAATAGAAGGTTCTGGTACTTCCTCACACCCTTTACCTAGTGGTGGACGTATTACCGGCGCTGGTGTGAATGTTTATTCAGATTTTGATGGTATTGACTTTGATTCTATTTATAAAAGTGATCAGTGTTGTTCATCATATGATATGTATATTTATTCACCTTGTGGTGGGGGAACAACATTTTATACTGAATTACATGAAGTAAGTGGTGATCTGGCCTCCTCTACATTAACAATGAATGTAGGAGCTTCTATTTTTAATTCATTTATGTCCGCTGGCAACTTTCAAGCTATTTATGATACTGATACTTCAATAAATTCTTGGTGTGCTGGTTTTGATTTTCAACAAAGTACTTGTTGTTTGTTTGATTGGGAATCAGATATTGCTAATAGTACTGATTATAACATTGTTTCATATCCAATAAATACAGGATGTTTCCACCCCGTTTATCAAGGACTTGGTCAAGCTGATCTTAAGGCTATATGGGGTCCTCCAGCAGGTAATGGTTTACCGTTTTGTATGCTAGATCCTTTTGGATTTCCTGTTTATAATTCAGTAGATGAGCCGCAATCTAATAGAACTATTGATCAAGCAAATTCAAGACAAAGTCCTAAATTTGGTAAAGTATTTAATAGAACAGGAGCATCTGGAATATGCTTAGTTAGTACTGATGAAATTAAAATTTATGATGCGACATTAGGATTTGGTACTTTTGCGGTTCCGGTAGATCAATGGGATGTGGCAAACGGCACCGCAGATTGCAGTTATAACAATGTATCAATTTTAAACGGCGAAGTCAGAGCAGAATATTATTTTTATGCTGGCAGTGGAATTTCTGAATATGGTAATTATGCAGGGACGATTACTGATTTACCAGATATTGGCCATAATTCTTTTGCGCCAAGTGGATATCCATTCTTAACTAGCGATTGGACTTATTCACACATGGTTCCTACCGCTCCTGCACATTGTTGGGTATGGTATGATTCTGTGGATTCAGAAATTAAAGCAGCTCTAAAAGGACCACAATCTGCTTGTGCTACCTTAGATGGATTATTTGAAATTATGAGTAGATATTTTACTAGTGGTTTTCAAGGAGAATTGATCACTGATTGGATGCAGTCTGAGACCGATTTAAAAGATGGTAGATATTTCGCAGAAGTTAATGTGTTGAGTGCTAGTGGTGAACCACTTAAGTTGGAAATATTACAACCATTTAAGTCTTATATAAAATTTCCAATTGAAAATGGTTCTAATAATGGAGAAGAGCCAGACTGTCCTTCTGTGAGTGGTTTGGAAGAAATTTATTTCCGACACATTCCAAGACTTTGTCGAGTTGTCTTAACAGAAACAAGTGAAAATAGATTGTGTTTATCATAAAATCTGAAGATGAAATTAAAAACATTCCTCATCACACGAAGTATATATTTACATACGTTCCATTGCATGAATTTACAATGAAAGGGACTCATGTTATACATGTACTAGATGACCCGATGAAAATGAACCGTCCGGGATTATCATCTTATGTAATTACCCGTGGATTTGATAAGGCCGGATTAATGCGGTGGGATGAGCCATTGGAAGATTTCATTAAAGTTTTTGAAGCAAAACAAATCATTATTTCAAATCAATCTAAAAGATATATGACATTAGGAGATGTTTCAGTGGTTAGTAATACTAAAAAGGTAATTAATTTCGCCGGAGCTTTAGTTAAACATATAGCTAATGGTTTACGAAATGTAAGTGAAGAAGAACAAAAACGGCGACTAGAAATTTGCAATTCTTGCCCGTTATTATTAAACGGCGAATGTTCACTGTGCGGATGTCCAGTAGAAGAAAAGACTAAGTGGGAATCAGAAGATTGCCCAGATGATCCATCTCGTTGGACTGGTGAAGCAAAGAAAAAGCAGGCGTTGCCGCCTGCTCCTCAAACTCAACCCGCTCCTATGAGCCAACCTAGAAAGAAAAAGGGCGGCTGTGGATGCGGTGGTTAATTTTTTTGTTGATGCTTCTGAATGTAATTAAAGAATGCATGTCCTTGTTCTAAACTAAAATCATCTAGATTTGCCGGACCTTTAAATTCTCTTAGACATTCTTCAAGACTGATTCCAAGAGCCACTAATTTCTTATGAATTAAGTTTTTAACTCTTTCAGTAATTTTCTGAACATCAGCTGATGGTGCTGGTTCAAAGGCATCCTCTGTATAACCAGAAACCATTTCTTCAGCTGAAGTTACCTGTAGGCCGAGTGCTTTTTTGAGTGCTCGGCTTTCTGCTTTGGTCTCTGCAGTAGCTGCCGGATGTTGAGCAAATTTATTATTCTTTGTCTCTACACAATCTGCTAATCCACGAAATGTACGCACTGGATACGACACATCAATATTGCCGTAGTCAATTGGTAAAGACATTTTCCAATAAATTTGTAACTCATACAATACTGTAACCACACGACTATCTTCTGTTGGGCTTACATCAAAATTTACCGGCCCAGCAAATTTAAAATCGCCCAAATATTTTTGAGCTAATCGCCGAAGACCAATACATCTTGGATATCTTTCCTCATATTTCTCTTCTTCTGTAAGTTCAGACATGAGCATCTCTTGCCATGCATCACTGCCATACGCAAGATTTTGTTCGTCTAGAGCCTCTTCTACTGTGGTTGGTTGTTGAGGTTCTTCAAATGCAATTTTAAAATCATCATTTGATTCTTCATCAACTACTTTACGTTTAGCCACTATTTAATACCCCTTGTAAATTTTGAAAAGTTAAGTCGCAAACTGTTGGTCTACGACCACAATATTGTTCAATTTTGTCTGCATGATCCATACATCGGCACAATAAATAATCTGCTGATCGGAATAATTCAATATTCTTTTCATACGAAATACCATTATTGTGCCAATCTAAATCATATACATAATAAATGCGCTTACTATTAGTTGGAATTCTTTCCGCTATTAAGGCTTCTTCACCTTGCGTATATATTAAAATGTTATCCCATAAACTATATACATTTAAAATTGGTAAACAAGAAATATCATCCTGAGACACCGACGCTATAGTGAACAGTGCCGCCTGAGACGGCTGGTTCTGTATTATATTTTTTATCTGCAACATCCTTTGACTCTTCTTGTTCGACTTTAGCAGGAAGCACATCAGGTTCTTTTTGTACGGTAACAATTCGTTTTTCCTTTAAATCAATAATTTTTTTACCTAAGTGACTAAACCAATCTGGTAAACCGTGACGAATAATGACATAATCAAAATATTGAAAATCAATTTTTAAATCATTATAATTCATATTTAAAACAGCAGCTTTACTATTGGGGAAAAGCCCAGATCTATATCTATTAACTAATCCATCTTCTTCTAAGACAACAACATCGTGTCCCTTCTCTGCTAGATATTCTCCCTCTGGAGACAAACCTCCATCAAGATCTAAAATCTTTTGTCGACCTTTAACTTTATTTAAAAGTTTTTTATCGTCTTTATCTACTGGATCTCCACCAGCATCCAAAATTCCTTTTAATTGCATTCTTTGTGTAGTTAGTGATATTTTTTTCATATTATTCCAAATGCCTTATTATTAGTTGTTGTGATGATTCCGGTACGTCCGGTGATTTTTTCCAACTCATCAAAAATTTTTTTTTCATCTTCTCTATGAACATCATCTACAATCATTGTAACATCTGTATTGAATAAATCAATATTTTTTATAAATCCATACCGCCCAATAATACCCGGTGGACCATCAATTAAAATACATGAGTATTCTTTTGGTAATGATTTTAATGCATATGCGTCATACCAACTATCTTTAATTGGCGCGTAAATATACTTTATATTTGCGGAACTATGCATACCAATAAATTTGTAATCATGTTCAACTGAAAAAACTTTCCAGTACTTTGCTAATACAGCAGTTGCTTGTCCACTTCCTAATTCTATAATATTAGTAAAACTAGGAATATTTTGCCGCATCCAAACAAAGATCTCGTAGTCTATTGACCACTCTCCAAAATTTTCTTTTTCCATTCTTCTATCTTTTTAGATTGTCTTATTGACAATATATGGTTATCTTTCAAAAGTTTATCCCATTCACAATCTTTATATGTCTCTGGATTTACAGAGGAAAGATTAATATCGACTTTCTCTTGTAAAGAGAATACATTAATACAGTTTTCAAAATCAAATGGGGTTAATGCCACTTTACCCAAGCTATTAATTTTCATTATTTCTTCAATTTCGTTAGCGGCGCATATAACATTGGTCTTATACAGAGCTCCAGTAAATTCTTGTGGAATAGATCCGCAAGTAGCGATACCATAACCCTCACCAAATACTTTTAATGAATAGCCCAAAGATTCAATCTTTTTAATAAAGATCATACTGTCGGGCCGTCTATTAAATAATACAACTTCTGTTCCATAAAGCTCTTTTGGTTCAAGAAATTTTAATTGCAATGGATCAAATCCTTGCTGAAAGTTGTAGTTCAGTCCGGGAAATGACAATCCCGGAGCGCAAAATTTTATGGTTGGAAACTGATCCATAGCTCTTTCAGCCTCGGCCACATTTTCTGTTAAAATCATATCCGGAATAGGATCTTCAGAAGCCATCTGAAATACTGATTTTTGTTGTATTATTAATTGGACATCTCCGCCAGAAAGAATTTTACCCGCTGACAGTAATCCGTATATATTGGTTTTAATTATCATAATTTAAAAATGATTTCGATGTATCTTCAATTGCTTCTAATTTAAATTCTTCAAAAAGTTCAAAGTCAAACATATTTTTTCTACATGTAGAACTGCAAACTTTTTTCTTCAATCTTGCCACATCTGGCTTAGAAAGTTTGGTTAGTCCTAAAAATTTCTTATTCGATTTAAAAGTAAATGATCTGATGTTATTTAATCTATCTTGTATTAATCCAACCCCATTGGCTTTAATTTCTTTATACAATGTAGCACTATTTTCTGCATCATATAATTTTTCAAAAGAAAAATAGGACGGAACAAATTCTCCTCTTAAGAAGAATACTAATGGAGATAAACTTGCATTAATTCCAATTCTAACATCTTCTGCTGAATTTGAAACATCATAGATTACATTTTCAACAATACAATATTCACTTCTTCGATCAAACTTTAATACCTTGTTGATCTTATGACCGCCGACAATAATAATTTCTGGATCATAACAAAATGCATGTATCACATCTAATTGATAATTTAATATTTCTGATCCAGCATACTCCATTAATGATGGAGGTAAATTGGATATTTTATTACAATATGGTCTAGAATTAATAATAATAAAAGCAGCTTTGTGACACACTTGGTGTTTAGAGGCTGGCTTAACTTTATCATAAATTACACTACGACCCTCATATTTAAAGGTAGAGATGGGCATTCCTCTGTCTTAATTTACGCAAGCATTCCTCACGCACCTTACCCCGAATTGGATCAGCACTATTATTAGATCCCATTCTTACAACACTTAAAACTTCTGGGTGGTGCCAAGCAACACAATGCTGTATAGCTCTAAGCCAAAAATCATAATCTTGCGCAACTCGCATTGATTCATCATAATAAACTTCATTACTCAACTGAGCTTTTTTAAATACCCAAGATTTTACTAAACTATTACATTGAATTTGGCAATTTCTCCACATCATTTCTGGAGTAGTAGAAATTTTATATTCTCTAGCATAGAAATCATGATCGTTATAATAATGTAAATAATCATCATATACAATACCAATTTCGTCATTACTCTCAGCAATGTTATATAACGTTTCTACTTTCTTATCATACATCCAATCATCAGCATCTAGCAGCTGAATATATTTAAAACCAAGCTTTAAAGCAGCATTAACGCCAACATTTCTAGCTGATCCCGGGCCGCCATTCTTTTTATAAATTACTTCTATGCCGTGTTTTTCATAAGACTCTAATACACCTCTAGAATTATCAGTAGAACCATCATCTACTACAATAATTTTACATGGATAAGATTGACTGAGAGATGATTCTACCGCTTTCTTAACATATTCTTGATGATTATAATTAGGAATTACAATTGCTACTTCTGTGCTTTGATTGTCCATAAACCACCTTCATCAATGTTTATTTCTAGAATTTCGCATCCCATTTTAGTTAACAGCCTACGCATCTCAACCATTGGAAACATACAACGCATCGGTGTTGGACGTTTAAATAACTGATTATTCAAAGCATTTAGATCTAAGCGTCTAGCAATCAAATTTTTAGACATAATATACGGATCTAATCCGCCGATAATTAATTGTCCTCCATTACGCAACATGTATAACCAGTGTTCCATAATGGGTTCGATCATACTTATATCTAAATAATCAATAAAGTCTGGAGCATAAAATTCTGTAATTTCTGCGGGTGCAAATAATGCACTGAAATCGCCATAATTTTGATTGAAATCTTTATTCAATGGACTGGCGTAAAAATATCCATCTTTTTGTGGTTCTGTAATTGTGACTTGAATTTTCATTAAATGACTTCGTTAATTAAATTTGTCCAATTTTGTGTAAATTTTGTTTTAGAAAACTTTTCTATCACAGTCTTTCGTGCATTGTCTCCAATTTGTTGGAGGGTTTCTTTATTTAATGACAAAATATGTTGCACTAATTTTTTACCATCTTTATCATTATTTACATCATACAGAAATCCATTATAACCATGCTGAATTACCTCTGGAATCATACTGGTAGCTGATGATATACAACAACATCCACAAGACATGGCCTCAAATAAGGAGAATGGCATCGTTGATGCTCTGCTCGTATTGAGAAAAATATAATGATTGTTATAGATATCAATCAATTCATCTATGTTTTCTGCAGGCTTAGAAATTCCCGTCTTGGATGTTCCCACTAATTTAGTGGAAAGAGAAGATGTGATATTCTTCCATCCTGTATAATTACACGGCCCATCTCGTTGATCAAATTCATTTACTACTGAAAGTAGTGATAGTGATTTCTGTTGTTTGCGGCGACTTTCAAAGAGTTCTGTATCTACACACTGCGGAATCACTGTATGATGCATAGGAAACTGCCATTGATTAACACTATACTGTGAAAGAAATACATTCTTATCGCCGATTAAAGCATTAAGATTTAGATCTGAATCTCTTTGTGGTAAAGTGTGTTCTAATTGAATCAATGGCACTCTAAGTTGTCGCGCCGCTTTTGAAAATAATTGATGTTGGCCATATTTATGTTGACTTAAAATAACATCTGGTTTAATATTCGGCGTCAATACATTTACAATTTCATGATTGGCCGGTAGAGGTGCATAGTTGAAATCCCACTCTTTGGCTCCTTGATAATTCCACATGATGAAATTAAATGGCAGATCGTCCATATAAGATTGATATCTTTCATGGGTCGCCGCCGTCAATACTGTAGGTTTTTCTTTTGTAAATTCTTTAACTAAATTCTTCATTCGAAATCCTTAAAGGGCACCCGGCCTTTCGACCGGGTGTTTGACCTACTTTTATACTTCTTTCTTAAGTTCTCGATCCCATCTCTTCCATCCACGATCAGGTAAATATTCTCCTGATTCCAGATCTTTAATACGAGGATACAGAACTCCATTATCTGTCTGTCCCATAGTTAATTTAGCTCCCTTAAGAGCTGGTCTTTCATCTAGGCAAATAAATTCAAAGTATTTAATCTCTTTACCCTTGGCGTCTTTACACGCGCGGATACTCAATTTAGTCTTATTCGACCAAACCGACTTTCCTTCTTCGTCAGTTTTAACGGCATTTTCGCCACTTCCCCAAAGATTTTCCATGTGATGTAACCACTCAAAAGCTTCAACATCACTTTTGACTTCTTCAGAAAAAACAACTTCACGTCCGCTAACTCTAGCTTTAAATTCAATTCTCATTCAATATTCTCCAATAGATTTTTAATATGATTTTCATCGTTAAAATCAGATAAATTTACAGGTTCAAAATTCTTCCTGTTTTCAAAAACAAATCTCATACTTTGACGTATTTGTTTTTGATCGGGACAATTCCAAGTGTCCCATCCATTTTGGTAATTCGGTATAGCTCCACCAGCATAGGAAGTTCCTGTAACTGAATGAAAACTATTTTCGTCTGGAAATAATTCCATTAATTTTTTTGTACCACCATAAAATGGCGCTATCACATTTTTGCCTAATTGTGCAGCCTCATAAGCTGGTATGCACCAACCCTCTCCATGTGAGGCAGATACAAAACAATCCATTACACAATGTAATCCACTAATTTGACTGTCAGTTAAATCACGAGTTAAGGTCATTTCTTCTTTATAGTCATGGATATTTTGATACAATTTTAAATTATCTTTAATAGTTTTATAAAGCTCGTTTAAATCCTGAGTTGTTTTAATTATCAAGTTTACAGGTTCATTTGGATCAAATTCTGTATGAAAAGCTGCAATTAAATCTTCAAGATTTTTACGGTGTGTAGCTGTACTAATAGTATAAAAATTGTAATTCCCTTCTAAATTTGGGATTTGTAAAGGGAGTTCCTCTGGGAAAGCTGGCTTAATTCTATGAGGTATAACTTTAATCGGAATAAATGACGCAACTGATTTAGTGTTAAGGAGACATTGTTTAGCATCTTCATTTGGCACCCAAATCTCATCTGCCATGTTCATGTACTCAGGCCATAAACTATATCTAATATCATTTGTTTCTAATTCTACCCATAAAATATTTTTAACATTGGGTATCCTTTGAAAAAAATTAGGTAATACATATTGGATAACAGTAGTTACACCTTCAATCGATTTGTTTTCGGCTTCTGTAATCCATATTGGGATGTCCTCTTGATGAGCCAGATCAACACTTCTAGTGACTAAATCGGTGTGATCGTTCAAAAGTTCCATTTCTTGTCTAGCTAGTTTACCCCATCCTGAATTATTAGGTTCTCTATAATGACCTACGAAAAGGATTTTCTTCTTAGTTCCCACTGATTATATCTTTCTCTATATGACTTAAATTTATTATAAACTTCCTTACGTGTAATCTGCATAGGCTTATCTCCCAATTCATTATTCTGACTCAATGGAATAACCATACCAGCATTTAACGCATCTATAAAATATAGGTGTGTGTATGACCCTATAAAATTAGGTTCTTGGGCTACTTTAGTAATACACCACATGATATATTCAGAATTGCTCAGATAGGCTAGCTCTTGAAATTCTGGTATGTTCCTAACATCAATAGGTTTTTCCCAATTCTTTACCTTATTTTGTTCTACCAAATTTACAAGCTTAACCCATTTTTCTTTACATGTTTCTTCAGTATAATTTTCGGCAGCTTTATTTGCTATAGAAATCCTATCATATTGATAGGTTGTTGGGTCTTTTAAGATTTCAACAAAACCATCAATATCTATAACTGCTCTATTACACAAACTTTTCATTTCTGTATCATATGCAATTGGTTTAACGCCGATCGCATCAATTTTAGGAATGACATCTTGTTGTGCTGAATAATCAGTAGAAACAACTTTGACTCCGCACATCGCAGCCTCAATTGTTGGTATACCGAATCCTTCGGAATTATGAGGTTGGAGATATAGATCGAAGCTGCTGTACAAATGTCGCAATCCTTTTTCATCCAATCCCTTTAAGACACTAGCTGTGATTACGTTGCCGCCACATTTACTACACTTAAAAGATCTATGATTAAATAATCTATGAGAAACATCATGACAATTCTCACAAATATAAGTCATATAGACTCTATTTTGGATTCCATATCTTGCAAATAAGGTCGGCAAGTCCCAACCTTTATCTGGGTAATGCGTATGACAATACAGAAACAAATCATCAACTTGAGCAACGGCCGCACAAAGTTCAGGAAATCTTTTCCGATTTTGATTCCGCATTACAGTACCGACCAATTTAATATCGAGTGGCAAACCCAATGCTTTACGTGCGTTTTCTTTACTGATTAAAGAATGTTGTTTAAATCCGGGAGAAATAAATGGCATTAAATTTCGGCAATGATATTGTTGTTTCAACCATGACTCAGACCATTCATTATATGTTGTGACATAATCAGCTTCATGAAAAGCATCTAACCAGTCGGCCTTTTGAGGCAGAGTATCTACTGTTGGAGATAGGATTGATGTAAAGCAATCATGGAATGGAGATTCAGTAATAAATCTATCATACCAATAATCTCTTACTGAAATAACAATATCTGGTTTTTCTTGTAAACAAATCTGTTCAAACATCCATGAACCGAATTTAGCATCACCACTAGATGATTCTCGCTGAGAATAGATGCGTTGACTTTCTTTATCATTACTGTGCGGCACATTTAGATATACTCGCCAAGGACACCTTCTAGCATATTCCGTATGCTCTCTGATGTTTGGATTCCCATAACTAGCAAGTTCAGCAACTTGATGACCAGCATTGTGTAAAGCTTCTGCTATTTGTCGATAGTAAGCTGCATATCCAGTACATAGATAGGTGTATTCACTAATCAGTAATATCTTCATTTTCTTCTTTTAGTATATCAAAATGAATAGCTTTGATTCTTGTTTTTAAACCAGAGCCTCTTAATTCTCCTAAAACCCATAAACAGTCGTTTAATTCTACCTGATCTTTAATCGTATCAGCTGCCGTAGAATAAAAATCAATAGTGAATTCATCAATATTTTTAACTTGTTTTCTACGTCGTACGCAAGCTAATTTTACAGTAACCTTGTTTGTGTAGTAATCAATACCAATAACCACACCAGTTCCCGATACTGTCATCGGGGTTGAACCATCCAAACTCATTTTTATTCACTTTCATCAAAATATTTTTCATATGTTTTACCATCCGGTGTTTCAATTTCTTTAAAAATGATACTTAAGGGTATCATATAAGCATTGCAGATATTTTGTAAAAATGATTCTGCCGCTTCTTCTGGATCTACTGGACCCTTTGAAACTGATTCCGGAATGAATGCTTCGCTACATTCATCATCTATAGCTATTTGCCGATAATAAATTCCTTCCTCATTACTAAAAATAGTTGCCGATTTCACTTCGGGAACTGCTTGATTATATTCAATTTTAATTTCCCCATCAGTCTTTTTAACAAGAATATAATATCCTGTGTTAATTAACCGTTGACTTATAGTTCCCATACTTCCTCCAAGACTAATCCACCTCGATTAGATCTTTTTGCATGTAACATAATAATGTTGTTATCATATAATTGATTTTCATAAACCATTTTAGATGGAAAGCAGACACAATCGCATTCGCCGGTCATGTCTACTAATTTAAAACTGGCCATTACTTGACCTTTGAGCTTACCATTCTTAATTGTAAATTCTCTGTGATCAGTAATCTCACCAGCAATAATAAACTCGTTTAAATATTTCTTTTTAATATCAGCACATTTGTGCTTACCCATTGGAATTTTACCCGAATTAATTTTACGGGCAGAAATACTTGTTCCAAGTAATTCACGTTCATGATCAACAATATTATCAATATGATCATTTAAATCCATTGGCGGGTGCTCTAATGCATTAAGAACACTTTCATGAATACTTTTATCTCTTCTGGGTTTTCCATTTTTAATATAATATTCTGCGGCAGCTTTTAAGCTCGTAAATTTATGTTCTTCATAAAATGCACGAATATGTTTTTGTTCTGTTTTATTATACACAGTCCACTGATTGTATTCAAATTCAGCTTGAACTCTACCCACCATTAATTGATCAAAACATCCGGTTCGGATCATTGAGATCATTTGTTTTTTATTCCAATTATGGCTATGTAAAATAAGAAATTCTATCCAAGAACAGTTTTCAAAAGTAAGATTATTATCTACTTTATCAAAACTTTTTTCTCCACAATTTTTAATAGAAGACAAACCAAAAGTAACTTTGTCTCCAGCCATATCAAAATCAATTTTTGGATATTGTTTGATTGTCGGTGGAACAATGGGAATCTTTAGACGTCTAGATTCAGAAATTACTGAACGAATTTCAGTACGTGTGTCAGCTTCATTTTTTGCATTTCTTAACCACGCACAGATATACTCTTGCGGGTAATGGGCCTTAGCCCACGCTGTCCAATATCCAGTTAAGGCATAACCGACACTGTGTGAGTTTGAACTTATTAAGCCATTATCTAGATAGAATGTATGACTTGTATTCTTAACTTGCAAATCCACACTATTTCCTTGACGTCGTACTTGTACTATACCATTAACTGTGACAGAATTTCCCGTTTTTTCCAAAATTTTTGCATTTTTTTTGAAAATTTCTAATATCGGCATCTTTCCAAGTGACGTAACAAACTGATGAGTGGGAGAGCACACAACCTCTCCGGCATTTGTTGAAACCTCTAGCATTTGAGTTTGATGAAAAAACACATTCTCAACTCTGCACACACCCTCGGGGGTGTAAACTTCGTCGCCAGTGCGGACATTAGTAATTTGCATCGGACCCTTTGTGGTTGCTACCAACGTATCGGGAGCTAAACATTTATTAAATGAATATCTAGCTGCGGCAGAGATTTGTTCAAATAAAAATTCACCTTCAGCTTTAGTAATTTTACCTACTTTTTCAACTCCGGAAATGAATTTTTCCTTAAAAGAAAATACAATATCAGCTTTTTTCTTTGCGATACCCTTTAAGAACTTAAGTGATTCACTTCCTGAAAAGCCAGCAACCCTTTGAGCAATTAATAAAATATCTTCTTGATAAACTAAAATGCCATATGTTTCTGGAGTTAACTGAAAAAGAATATCATCTGGATTATTACCAATTCCATTCTTCCTATCACAGAAAATTTTTGTTAAAGATACTCCATTTTCATCTAAACTATTCAACGTACCGGGTCTAATGACTGCTATCAAAGCCGCCGCATCTTCAATTTTTTCTGGTTTTAATTCAGATGCCCAAGTTTTTCCTAAGAAAGACTCTAACTGAAACACAGATTGTGTGTGGCCCTTGGCATAAACCTCCCAAGATTTTTTACACGCCACATTATCCTCTTCAAACGAAGGGTCACGAAAGTCAATAAATGGCTTACCGTTAACCTCTAATACTTTACATCCACATTCTAATTGCTTATATTGTTTCACACTAAACATCCTTATGACAGACAACAAATCTGTCATCTAGATACTTACGTATTTTACTCCTAACTGTTCGCCACTGCAAACCGCCATTGCCACAGCCGGGCCGAGTCATTATAATTTTTTGCCATTGCATAATATCTACAAGTTTTTTAAGATTTTTACAAGAAGCTTCAATTAATTCAATTGGCGAATCATCTTTCCAGTGAAATTTGGTTTGCAATCCCACTACATAAAACTTGTTATGTCCCAACATTCTAGGACCATCTAATAATAGATGGTAATCCTCAATATCAATATCTTTATATTTGTCTACTATTTGTCCCCAATTCCATGCTAAGTATTTAAATTTAGCATTAAACTGTTCAGCAATACCTCGGCCCATTACTAAGCTGCCATTCATTTTAACCATATTATTAGTAGTACAAACTAAGGCATCTACATCTTGCTGTTCCGCGATACGCCAGAAATCTTGTTCTTCTTCTATCATATAATGTTTTTCTCTTTTAAAATATTATGAATAGGTAATACGGTTTCACCCTCGGTCACCCAATCAACCTCCTCTACAACACTCCGTAGTAGCTTCTGTATTCTGATATATATCTCCGCGGTCCACAGAACGTCTACAAGCGCGTGATGAGCGTTAATGGAGTCAAACCCTAAATATTCTTTGATGACGTCTAGAGAGCGTCTGTGTGGTTCCTTCATGCTTTCAAATATCATAAAGCACATCTGAGCGATATCTACCGCCATCGCTGGATAAAATAACCAGTTTGGACCAAATCCCCAAGGCTCTTTATGTAACTTATAGTGATCAATAATTTCAGATGATTTAGCTTTTTTGAGCGCTACCCGACTCATTGGTTTATTTTGTAATGAGCGTAATTTGTGCAGGTGTCCATTTTGTAATCGGTTTGCTATCTGCATATCAAACGGCAGATTGAAACCAGCTGCAATTGGGGCTTCCCACGCATTATCTTTTGGGGTATGAAACTTAACCCAATTAGTAAATGAATCCCATACATTCTTAGGGTTTGGAAAGGTTTTGATTTGATCAACTGTAAATTTGTTCTTTTCCAAAGCTTGTTTTTCAAGTGGTCTCAAATTGTATAAATCAACTTCGTCATCATGAACAATATTCATTGTGCCATAAAAAAGACCATTGTCACAAATTGTCAATCGGCGACCGTCTAGCATTACTGCACCTAAACTAATTGGTTGAGTAAACTCCGGATCTCTACTAGTTGTTTCAAAATCAAAAATACAAATCTTATTGTAATTGATCATTTAATTTTTTCATTTCTAATTCAAATTGATCTAATTTTTTGGGAGAGCCACATAATGCGCTTGGGGCGTCAAACTGCTCCACTGGAAAAAGCTTATTATATTTTTTTATTTGCTTACCCAATCCAATCACCCCTTTTACTGGCTCACATCCTTGACGGCGCAAAGCTGTTTGTAAATCACAAAATTCCTTTAACAGCCATATTCGTGCACATTCTTTTTTTTCACTTATTTTGTTATTATGTATACACTTAATGAATGGTGTAAAATACCAACCGTTTATACCAGCTGATTGCAAACGGCGTGTCAAGATTGTATATTCTAGTTCAGTAAGAAATTCTCTTGTCTCATCCATTTGTTTAGTAATCTTTAAGTCGCAGATAAAAAAGAATTTAGGCATACCTTCCCACATAGGTGTCATTGGCCCATAATCCATGTTTTTATATAACGGACATGATTGACAAGCTATTATTTCATTCTTGATTCCCATTTTTTAACTCACAATTTTCATTTTCTAAAAACTCTATATAATTTTTTAAATTAAAGATTTCTGCTTCTAAATCATCTTGATGCATATCCTCAGCTTCTAATTCTTTATCATAAGCCTTAAATGCATATGCAAATCCAAAAATAAAATGTAATAAACTACTTTTAAGTAACTCTCCGTCTTTTAAATCTGGATTGGTAATGATCTCGTGTACACATTTACTATACAAAGAGTATAAAAATTTTTCTTTCTTTACAGAATGAATAATGTTTAAAATTTTAGATTCATTCATATCTAAGATAGATTGAAGTTTTTCTACAGGAAAATCTTTCAGCAATAAATCTTTTGTTGCTTTGCTAATCTTCATAATTGGATTGTAATATATTATTAAGTTCCATTAAACAATCCAAATTCTTCAATGCTAAAATATCAAATTTTACTAGACTAACATCTTCGAAAGAATACATGTCTAAGGCACAAATATTCTTATTTTTCTTTTGATCTCTAGTTATTGGAGCGTTGGATGTTATTGGAAGATCTGAGATGATAACAGCAGATGGGTGAGAAGAGGTTGATTTAATTGCACCTTCTAATTGAATTGCTAATTTAAAATACTTTGCCCATTCACCAACAAGTTTATTATTGCCGCTTTCATCAGTTTCAACCCTACAGTAATCATGGAGTAATTCCGGTTCTTCTTTAAGCGTGTAGAGTAATAGTGAGTCAGTTCCTTCTCGTTTTGAGAATTCTTCCAACTTGTCAGAAATCTTATCTTTGGCCGGAATTAATTCCGAAACTTTATTCATTGTTGTGTGATCACATACTTGATATACGCGAAGGACATCCTTTAACGCACCCCGTCCTTGTAATTTACCAAAGGCAACTGCTTGAACAACATGCTCTTCTCCGTATTTTTCTGTAATATATCGAATTACATCATCGCGGCGAGATGTTGGAAAGTCTACATCATAATCCGGTAATTGCCCAGCTTTAGCGCGGTCAACAGAATAGAATCTCTCAAAGAGTAAATTGTATTTAATCGGATCGAGAGAGGTAATTCCGAGAAAGAATCCGGTAAGACAGCCGCCACCGGAACCACGAGCTGGCCCCACAAGCATTCCTTGATTAATGGCCCACTGTACATAATCTTGGACGATGAGGAAATATCCAGAAAGATTGGATGAACAGATAAGTTCGAGTTCTGTTTCCAAACGTTTCTTGTAAATTGGGTCATTATCATATTGTTCTTCGAGAACTTTGTAACATATTTCTTTAAGTTTAGCGTTATCGTCGTCGGAAAATTTCGGAATGGCTGGTTTGCTAGTGATGTCATAATCTTCTATCTTATCTACAATTTCTTGTGTTGCATCAAGTAATTTTTGTGGATAACATTTATTAGCAACCTCATTAGTAATTAAACCATATTTCCCGGAAGTAAAGTATGGTATATCATCCAAATATTTTACTTGTGTATTCTGCTTAATTGCCACAAATGTTTTGTGTGCTGGGGCATCAGATTCATCAATATAATGTGAGTCGCCGGTACCAACTGATTGAAATCCATGTTGTTCTGCAAGTCTAAAAAGAGTTAAACCCAATGCTTGTTGAAGCATATCATCCTGATCAAATAGTTGGCATTCAACATAAAAGTCTTTGCCGAATACATTTTTATATCTAGAACATATCTCTATGAATTCTTCTTCGTAAGTTGGGAGAAGGTATTGGTCCGCACATTCTAGTGTCTCGCACATAGAGACACCTTCATTATTATAAAATATAATATTTGCTAAAGCTGTACCCAAATGACCACATATGACTATTAAACCCTCACTGTGATTAAATAATGCTTCTTCGTCAATTCTGGGATAATAATAAAAATTATTAGCGGCATACTCGGTTAATTTACACAGATTCTGGAATCCTGTTTTATTTTTTGCAAGTACCACTAAATGATCTAATTTACGATTCTCATTATTCTTTTCTTTTGCTGATTTTGAATCTTGGCAGATATAAAACTCAATACCATAAATTGGTTTTATACCTTCTTTTTCGCAAGCTTTACATAAGTCTACACAGTTAGACATATTGCCGTGATCAGTGAGAGCAACGGCAGTTTGACCATCTGCTTTTACAAATTTTACAATATCTTCAATCTTTGAGAAACTATCCCATGAATATAATGAATGTACATGTAAATTTGTAAAGCTCATAATATACCTGTAATTTGAAATAATGCTATGATAGCGGCAGAAGGATACTCCACATCCTTTATATAATAATGTAACTTATTAGTGACGGCTGGCATTAAGAAAAAAGAATCTTTTTTACCAGCTTTTTCAAATTTTACACCATGTTTTGGATAATCATCTACTAATATGCCATCATTATCAACAACAATTGATTTACTATGGGTAATAATTAAATTTTTACTCATATCTGGAAAATGATCATTTAACCATAATTGTTTACCGGCTGAACAAATACCATTTGGTATAGGTGAAGTTAAGAAGAAAACATTTTCTTTACCATACTTTTCAATACTTAACTTAACACACTGTTCTGCCCACGGTAGAAATGGAATAGTTCTCCAAAATTCTTGATCCAGCACTAACCAAAACTCATCATGAGTCATATTTACTAACTCATTTATTTCTCTATGTCCTAGATTTTCAGGATTTAAATAAGGATTCTTAATTCCATGAAATTTACACGCCGCATCAGATGTATCTAGTAATGTTTCATCAAGATCCCAAAAAATTCTTTTCTTTTCAATCTTTTTTATCATCATTTTTCCTTCCGCCACCTTCACCATAAGTATTGATTTTGGTTAAGTCAGCATATTGTTCAACCGTCTTTTTCATTCCATCTTCACTAATCTTTTTATGAAGAAAATCACACAATGATGCTCCATTAGTGAAACTTGTAGGTTTACTAAACGAACAACAATACTTGCATTTCCAACTCTTTTGTGATGGATCAAATCTTTTAGGCGGCTTGCGTACATTTTGCATAAGATTAAAGTGTTTTCTAATATTATGTTCAGCTTCTTTCAACATCTCTTTGGTGCCCATAACTGAAAAAATACCGCCAGCATTTATAAAAAACAAACTCATTATAAATTGTTTCTCAGGATAAAGTTGATTTAATGCATACAAATAGAATAGAAGTTGATGATCCTTTTTAAGATATTCAACTGTTTTTTCTTCATCTGTAGCGAAATCATTTCTTCGACCTGTTTTAAAATCCAAGACTTCATATACATCGTCACCGTGATCTATGATCGTATCAATCGTTCCACGAATTGCTAGGTGCCCAGTATGTTTTTCTCCGTCAATAGTTACAGAATATCTAGCCCACGGTTCTTTAATTTCAAAATCAAAGAATTTTTCAGTCTCTATAATATTCAGAGTTGCCGGATCATGTTCTGGATAATCTATCAAAGACTTAGTTAACCATTGATCAATTTCTTTCTCACTAATTTTTTTGTCAAAATCAATATGAGTTTCTACACCTTTATAGTATTCAATAACTTTTGGCAGTGTCTTTTTATAATCTTTAGCCCAATCAACTTTGACGATACCAAAATTATCATCTTCAATTTCAGATTCATTAATTCTTTCGGCCATACCAGCCAAGGCTCTTAACTCAGCACACTTATGGAAGATAGTACCTTTGGTAGCTGCTGCTCCAGCCTTATTTGAGAACCCAAAAACATATTGTAAATAGTATTGGTGTTCGCAGAATTTATACGTTCCGATTGCAGAGCTTCTAAGATACGGTACTAGCATGATCAATTTTTACCTTTTTATTTTCTAAAAAGTTATTATCAACCAAATATTTAATAACTAATTCATTTTTTTCAATCATATTTAAATCATCTGGTACGATTAAATCGTAACGATCATTATCAATATTTTTTAATCCATTTTCTGATTTGGCTGAAGACTTCAGAACACTGCGTGAGTGTTTGATTAAACATACATTGTCAGGATCTGCCAACTTACGCTTTTCGCAAAATTCAAATTCATTTAAGAATCTTCCATCTGGAAGAATAGCAACTTCTGGTTGCCATTTTTCTAAGGTTTTAAAGGCACCTTTAATATGTACATCTGGATCAATGACACGTAAAACATCTGTGCCAAAAACTTCTAAGAGCTGGCGATAAGTCATTGGATCATTAACTTTGTGTTTGCCTTTGTAATAGCTAGTATCTACTAGCTTATTCATCATTTTCCAAGTAATTTCAGACGGCGAATTCTTATCATCGTCTGAACCATATAATTTTTCTAATGGAACACCAAACATTAATGATACAACATGTTTTAACTTATCTGCATAACTTGCATGCATAACATATTTGTAAACATTATGTGCATAAAATGTTCTAATATTTTCTTCTTGGGTGTCAATATCAAATTTAAATCCCGTGCCGTCTGCATATTCTACAAACATCTCACCCTGATCATTAAATTTAACAACTGGCACAACTTCTTTTTGAACAGCAATATAACCATAAATTGCAGTTGCCGTTGTCGTTTTTCCAGATTGCTTAGTTCCAAATAAACAAATTTCTTTCATATCTTTTTCCATGTTGGTAAAATACTTAATTCTATTTCTTTATCAGTCATGCTATCAATATCTTTTTTAGATAGTTTTGGTGCAAAGATACCGAAGTCATTCATGTAATTTTTAATAAACTTTTGTTTGAATTTCTTACCCGCATCATCATTATCATATGCTAGTAAGATTTTCTGAATACCAAGACTTTTCAGTAATTGCATTCGTTCTCTACTGAAGTCTCCTCCCAAACACGCCACAGCTGGCATTCCTAGTTGATCTAATCTCCAAACACAAGATACCCCCTCAACTAATATAACCTTATTTCTTTCACCAATGCGATGAATATTGTATAAAGTTTTTGCTTTTTGAGAATCTTTTTGCATAATCCATTTCGGACCGAAATCTATACATGGCTTATTTGGATTATGATACTGTGAGCACTTTTGACATTCGGAGAAATGTGAGCGAGCTACATAACCCATATACTTACCAGAAATATCATGAAATGGCACTACCGCTCTGTCTTCGGCTGGAAAGTGAAAACAATCTCCAACTTCAAACTTTTCCAACGTAATAGCTGGAAAATTACGGGTAATGGAATAATAGTCTGATGGAATTTTTAATCCCGGCAAAGGTTCACAGTAATGAATCTCATTAGAAGTCTTTTCGATTTCTTGCCGTATATTACTGCGGTCTATTGATGTTCCTTCTTTGATAAATTTTAAGACTTGGCTGTCTGTAAAAGTTTTATCGTAGTGAGCTTCCAACGTTCCCTTGACTAAGCCAAATACTGATCTTTCATACTTTTCAGAACAATTATCACTCCAACAGGACCAAATACCGTTTGGCATTTTGATTGAAGACTTATTGATCGACTGTGATCCGTGAATAGGACACTTTAATTTAATATTATCTCCAAACACCTTGTATTCAATATTTAATTTATCCAATAATGAATAAACTCTTTCAGTTGCTAAAATATTAAATTTCGAGATCTTCATCTTTGTCTTTATTTTGATCTTTCTGTTCAGATGGATCCTTTTTACCGTGTAAACCAACTTCAATAATTGAAGCAAGTTCTTTTCTCATATTTAATGAGATGTATTCTCCAAGTTCGTGCTCCCCACCGTACCGACTTTTCAGTGTAATCAATTTACGATTACCATTTGGAAATCCATCGTTAGTTCTTTCTTCTAACGTTTTGTGTTTAAAAATACTAAATGAATTTGCTAACCAAAGTAATCTATCTGATTGAGAAATGACAGCTGTAGATTCTTTATCAATACCGTCACGATTTAGCTGTACAAAACTTAAGCATGGAATATCATAGCGTTTAGCGAAATCTGTCATCTTGGAAATTTGAAATCCTAAGGCTTGAAATTCGGCCATATCGCCAGCATCATCCATACTCATCAGCTTAAAATAATCATAGACGATAGCACATTGATTAGCTTTCCCGTCAGCTTTAATACCCACCTCTTTATAAATCCATCTACGAATGATTGATAAGATTTCGTCAAATGGCATACCAGCTACAGACTTATGATAAATTGGTCGTTTTTCTAACGCATCTACCGAATTATAAACTTTTTGTTTATGTAAAGGAATGTTGCCAAATTTACCATTTTCTACTGAATTGATTTCAACTTCGGCGAGGTTGGCAATAAATCTTGGTAGAACTTCCTTGTATTGCATTTCAGTGTCCAAGATCAGGACTGGAAAATCAATACTTGATATGAACAACGATGCTATTTGTCCAATAAAAGATTTACCAACACCAGATCTAGCACCTATTAAATGTACGCCTGTACGTAATCCACCGCCAATAGACTTGTCAAATTCTGACCATCCTGTTGGGATACCAACAAGATCAGTTGGGTTAGCTTCCCAATCTTCAACAATACTTTTGGCATCTTGACCAATTTTAATTGGATTCTCATCACCATTACTATATTTTTTAATAAGATCGAAAATTGCTGATTCAGAAACTGAAAAGATTTTATCAATTGTTTCTGATCCCGAACATTCTGCTAATTCTTGAATACATTTCTTATGTAAAATTTGACTTTCTTGAATTAGTTTAATATTACGTAAGCGTTGTGCTAATTGACGAACTGAAGATGGGTCTGGATCTACTTTAAAAATCTGTTCAATTTTAGTAATGTCTTTTGACTCAATGCCCATTTGCATTGCTTCAGATAAAACAGATGAGACTTTAAAAGCATTATTATTATGAAAGATTTTTTCGAATGTTGCAAAAACAATCTTATTTAAAAATCCATCAAAATGAGCTTCGTTGATTAAATCAACGCAATCTACAAAACTGTCTTTTCCGCCAGCCAAAATAGAAGACAATAAAAAGTTTTCATCTAGCATCTTGACATTGTTCACAGACACAATGATATCCTCCATTTGGTGATTTTATCACAAAGTCTCTTTTCATTTCAACCATTTGATGACATTTTTTACACTCAGCTTTAATAAGTTTTACTGGTGGTCTATATTGTTTATCTATTTTCTTTTCATCTCCAAACTCTAAATGAGGTAACTTAGTTGGCCTTAAGTGTTTTAGGTTTTCAGGAATTTCTGCATCTGGATTTGTAATAAAAACATAAGACTCTTCAGAATCTGTTTCTAAATCCTCAACAATATCATTTAATTCATTGGTAATTTGCTCTTCAACATCATTACTTTCATTGCCGAAAAAAGTAATTAAATCACGTAATTCTTCGATGGTATATTCTTTAATTGGTTGTAAAGATTTTGACATTTTAGTTGTCAAATATTTATAAAGCTCTCTCTTACTTGCTGTTTTGGGATTGAATAAATCTGGAACTTCTAAGTTTTTACCAGTAATTTTATTATAAGCCTTAACTACTATATCCCAATTACCTTCTAAAATTCCTTTTTCAATATCTTTTAATAATTTCATACTTTTACTTTGAAAATGATAAGCTGTGTAACGTAACTGCCATTTTTTGCAGTCCTTCTAACATACCAAACAATTTACTTACGTACTGATTCAAACTAATTACTTGATTATTCAATTCATCAATATGCTGATGTTCATTACATGCATTTGCCGTAATAATTTCTTTCGGCAAAAATTCTTTTTCCGATGTATAACTCTTCCACACCTTAGATAATTCTTTATCCAGTTCGCTTTTTGCTAAAGCTTGTGCAGTCCTAAATTCCGCTAATTTAGCGGAGAGATGAACGCAATATTGATAGATAAAATACTGAGCTTCGGCACATTCGGCTTTATTTAATCTTTTTAAATCTGCTAAAGTAAGATTGATATAATCGTTATACTCTATTTCGTTTTCGGCATGTACTTCTTTGATTTTAGCCTGATCAAAAAGGGCCGTTTCTGTGTTATTAATTTTTTCTAAATAAGGATTCTGTGATAATTTCATTCCACTCTTTTTTCTTGTTGTACGGTAATTCT